CCTCGTAGAGGTCTTCCAATAACCCTTTGGAGCGGGGTGTCTGTGGTTTTTTGGGATACAACGCCTCCGCAGTCGGAAGCATTGTCTCTGTGTTTTCTACTTGTGAAATCATAATATATAAATATAAAAATCCGTGGGTGGGTGCTGATTTCACAAGAGCTTACGCTTTTGATGTATAGCATTACGGCTATACGACACCTCCACGGATATAGGTTTATAATGGTATTTTGCAACTTTAAACAAGTGTTGCTCTTGTGAAATCGTTGCAAAGGTACGACTTTTTTTGAAACTACCAAATGTTTTTTGAAAAAAATTTTTTACCCCATTAATCATTAATCATTATTGGCATTTATCAATGCTTCTATCTCCTTCACTTGTAGTTTCATCTGTTCCACTTCCTCCCGCTTTTTGGCGATCTTCTCATTGAGCACCCATAAGCTCCTCACAGTCATGCCCTCTTCACTCTTTGCTTGTTCTTCCCACTTGGCCAAGCTCTTTTCTCGTGATACTATATTACTGCGCAATGTGTTGCGGCGCTGTACAAGCTCCATAGGGGTAAGGAGGCTGTAATCTTCTTGTACTGGCTCAAGGATCTTCTTATGATCACGCCAATATTGCAGCATCACATCACAATTGTCCATCGTCTCGAAGAGCTGCCATAGCTGCCGCTGTATCTCGCAGGCTTTGACTTCGTCCTCCATAGGTACGGCATTCAGTGTAAGTTTCAGCGAACAGGCACGGAGCCACGCCTCTTGCTTAGCCCTATACACCCCATGCAGTGCCACAGGATAATCGGCAATAAAATCCGTCTTTTTTGCTGGCTCCCCGCTTTTTTGTGGGGGCTCTCCGCTCTGTGGAGTCACCCCACTTGTGGAGGTGGATTGTGACTCAGGCGCACAAGTGGGCTGGGCGGATCGCTCTTTGATAAGTCGCCTTACCTTTGCCTCTGCTTCTAAGGAATAGTAGCGAGGAACGCCTCGAAGATCTCCTCCAAGGCGTTCCAACTCATTAACCAATTCCCTATATTGAGCTTTATAATCCATAATGTCAGTTATCAGTGGTCAGTGGTTAGTCATTAGTCACTTGTTATTAATCATTAATCATTAGTCACTCCTCTTTTCATCTCCAGCGCCCGCTCCAAGTACGGCACGTCCTTAGGGTAGTGCTCCCGCTTCTGGGCGATGAGCTTCTCAAGGGTCGCTGCGCCCAGCTCCGAGAAGAGCGCCACAGCCCCCTCTTTCAGCGCCAAGTACTTAAACCCCGTGATGTATAGTACCAAGGCATTGTACGGCACCCGCGAGAGGTCTATGATCTGTAACCCTGCTTGTACTTCCTTCTCCCCAGTGTAGTATACACGCCCTCCAGGGAGCAGCACCTCGAAGCACTCTTCCAGATTAGGCTTTAGGCGCTTAACCTCCCCCTGTTCTAAGGGGGAAGTAGTCGCCATGTTCTTATTTACTTGATCCTTTGCCATTAATCATTGAGCATTAATCGTTAATCATTAATAATTATGCCTCAGCAATGCTTCCTGCATACTTGTACAACTTGGAGTTGGTGGTGATCTTCAGTGTTACCCCTGAATCGTCTTCGGCTTTCTTGCCTGTAGTAGCATCAGCAGAATCCATAAAGGCAGGGTTAATCTTTGTTCCCACTACCCACAAAGTACCTACAGCATCAGGCACAATAAAGGTCATAGGCACGTTCTTGTAGCGCCCGATAAAGTCGAGCACCTTGTCCGAAAAGCGCGGAATCTTAGCCTCAAGGTCTGTCTTTGCCTTCTTGTTCCCCGCATTGCCCACAAGGCTCATCTTTAGTTCGTTCTCGTTGATCTGTAGGTCTATCCCCTTCCATGTCTTCCCAGTGACAAGGGTTAGGTTTCCTTCCTCTATGGTGTTAGCCTTGCCCAGCTCCCCCGTATTAGGAGGGAGGACACACTTGTCGAGGAAGGCCGTAGGCGCATACAGCACACGCGTACTGATACCCCCGCTCACCTCGTCGTTTGGACAGCTGTCCAAGCTCTCAAAAGGAGCATTATCAAAACAATTTGTAGCCATTTCTTTTATCTTTTAAGTTTATTCGTTTTTTACTCTTCACTCTTTACAATAAGAGCGCTTCCCCCGCCTATGAGCTGCACGAGTGCTTCCTCATCTGCGGCCAACTCTTCCTGAGTGTAGCGCTCCCCACCGAATAAGATCTGCAAGGGCGCATCGTCCGCAAACTGGTACTGCTTTCCACGAAAAGAAAAGGCATGTCCTTCTCTCTTTTCCTCTGATACCTCAGGGGCGCCTGCACCCTCTTGAGAAGCTTCTCTCAAGGCAAGGGCTTTTTCCCTTTCGTCAAGGGCCTGCTCACGTTGGTCAAGGGCTTTTTCTCGTGCCTCCAGCTCCGTACCGATGTCATTCAGTTCTGATTCCTTGCGATCCACAGCCGCTTCACGAGCGCTCAGCTCCGAAGAGCGATCCTCAAGGAGCGCCTCGCGCTCCTCAAGGGTTAGTTCTCCGTTTTCGTTATTATCTTTTGCCATACTTGTCTAATTAATAGTTACATTATACCTGCAAACTTTCCTCTGGATAGTACAACTTGTTCAAGTCTGCATTGTTAAGCCCGCGCTTCTTGCTGGCATCCGAGGTATATACATAGGTGAGCTCATTGATTGCAAAATCATACCCAAGGGTGAACTCGCCGAGTATGTTCAAAATACGCTTATCCACCTGCACGCTGGTAATGGTTGCTGGATTATCTATCATATCCACCATTTTGACAAAACCGTTTTCTATGGTGGAAACAATAGTACCTTCTTTCAATCCTGGGATAGCAATAAGCTCACGCTTGCCCAAGCGGGTACGTGTCGGGCTGTCTTGGAATTTGTTTTGACCAAACCTGTCCTCGTAAGCGATCTGATAATCCTCCACATCCTTCACGCTCATAAATATACGCTTGATCTGATCCTTAGCATGTACAGGAAGCCCACGCTCATACGCTGTTACCACGTCCAAAATGTTGGTGGAGGTAATCGCATCTCCTGGGATCAAAAAGTACGGATTCGTTGTGTCAAGCAAGCCCTTACGGATAATCTCATTGAGTCCATCCATGGAATAGCCAAACTCTGGAGTGTCTAACCCTATCTTACTCGCATCATACTTTCCTGTTACTGATAGGATATTCACATCTGAAATCACTTTCTTAAGCAACAAGTCTATGGCTGCCTTTGAAATGGCTTTATCCTGCAACGACTTGTTTTCATCGTACAGCTCCTCCAAGACAGTACCCAAGATCTCCGCAGGATCCAAATCGTAATCCACCTTCTGATGATAGTTCTTCATCGTCTTGGTGCGGAACTGCAACTCCCCAAAGGGTGTCCATTTCTTGGAATTAAACCCTTGTACCACATGACCTATCAGGCTGTGTAGGCTCGGGTACGCTCCCTTTACCTTGGTCAGGGTACGGGAGTAGCGGTTCAGCAATATCTCTTGCGAAAGAATCGCCGCTTGGAAAACTTTTGGCTTTACAGACAAATAACGAACAATCTCGTTCTTTATCTGATCCACATTCATTGTCTGTGCTCTACTCATATTTTGTTCTTTTTAATTTTACATCCTTTTTCATTACAAAGAGGCTAACAGCTTATTGTGTGCGTCCTCAGGATTTAGGAACCCTCCTATATAATTCCCCTCGGGAGTTTCCTTCCCATCATTGCTTGGCAGGGTATGTACTGGACGTTTCTCCCCATACTCCTTGCAAGTCTTCCCAAGGGCAGCAATGTCAGCGATTGCGTCCCCTTGACTCTTTAAGCTGTTAAGCGCCATCGCCTCGCCAAGGGCTTCACTCAGCGCCTTGCCTTCTGTGGCGACTTTTTCTTTTTCAGCCTTCAGCGTGGCAATCTCCTGCTCAAGGGCGGCCACTTGCTCCGCAGTCGCAGCTTCTTTCTTCTCTGCAAGGGCTGCCTCCACCTTGGCCAGCTGCGAAGCGGTAAGGCTTACATAGGCCTCACCCCCAAAGAGCGGCTTTTTTTCCTCTAAGGCACTCCCCAAGAGCGCCGATAACAATACGTATTTCATATCTCGTTTATTAAAGTTTCCAAACTCATTATTTCATCTACAAGGCCTACCTCCAGCGCACCCTTAGGGGTATATACAGCCCCCTTGAATACACGCCCGTCGTCCTTGATGTCTGCTCGGTACGCCTGCACGGAGCTAATAAAGCTCTTAGCCAACTCACTAAGCCGTTCTTTAGCCAAGGTATCATCACCTGCCACCAAGTCCCGCCATAGCTTGTTCTTCTCGCTGCTCTCTGGGGCATACACTTCATAGATCTTGGCGCCCCACTTCTCAAACATCTGCGAGTAGTCTTGCGTATGTAGCATGGTGCCAATGCTCCCTATCGCATCGGCAAAGGGGCTACTGACTACCTTATCGCAGGCTGAGGCAATCCAATAAGCCGCACTACACATATACCCATTGGTATAGGCTACGATGGGCTTTTCTATCCCCCTGATGATGTGGGCAAGCTCCGCCGTTCCTGAGACCATACCCCCGCCGCTGTTTATGTCTAATATGATAGCCGAGACGCTTGGGTGTGCGTCCAACTGCCGAAGGTAGCGCCCATAGCTCTGAGTACCTATATAGTCATAGGACGTATGCTTGACGATAGCTCCGTATATATCCACCACTACGGGGAAAGTATCCCGCCCACTGGCACTCCCACTACGTGCCTGTACCTCCAGCTTAGCCTCATAATCCGCCTCCAGCTTCTCAGAAGCCGCAAAAGTATTGTCCTTAAAACCCTTTACAAGCGCAGGAATGATGGAGAATAGGTATTCTTTTTCTATTGATAGGATCATTTTTTTAGTTGTTAGAGATTTGTGGTTAGTATTTATTTACGGCAAAGGTAATATACCCCTTACACACCCCAAAGGACAGCTTTAATACTACCCCCTAACCATTAAAGATATAGGTTAAAACCACGATTATACATGCCTATCCCCTCTTGTGGAATACAAGGAACCTGCGAGCTATCTTTCGCCCAATAGCAATAATAGAGCCGATCGTATACACGCTCCCGATATAGTCTATTCAGTCGGAAAAAATATCTATATTCCGAAAACTCAAATATCGAAAAAGGTATCAAAAATTTCCCTTTCAACCCCCAATCCTTACTATGGGTCAAAAAACCATCAGCAAAATAATCTAATAAGCCCGTATCCAAAGACAGTGCTCTTAGTCCTAACTGGATCGTCCCCATTTTGGTAAAAATGCCAAGCCAAGCAGGGGCTATCTCAAGACAGATCCGATACATAAAAAGAGTTTCCGCATCTCTATTCTTATACCGATCCCTTACCAAACTTTCCTGCCCCGCAGGCAATCGCATATAAGGGGGATTTGTAAAGATAACCAACCTTTTGTGCTTCTGCTGCACCTCATTCCAAAAAGGAAGCACCTCTAAATCTTCATGAAGAAAGTCAAAACCATACGCCTCAAAGCCCTTATTCTTAAGTAGCGCTACATCCTCCTGCTCAAGAGTCGTCGCAATCTTTCTTACCTCAGATGGCAATACCTCCAAAAGAGACCCCTCCCCCGCCGCACAATCCCAAAAAATATATTCCCTTATATCTCCTCGATAACCTATGCAGTCTAATAGCCATGCTGCCGCTTTCTCTGCCCACTCCCGCGGCGTATAGAATGCACCTGTTGCCTTTCTCCTCTCCTGTGTAAGTATCACTTCTTATTTCGTTGCTAAATATTATCTGTATACCCCCTAACCATTAATCATTAATCATTAGTAACCCCCTAATTAATCGGCGGCAAGAACAATAATACTCGGAATTTCTCGGTTATTTTCCCCAGAGTAGGGAAGATGATCGTTTGCCCCGTCAGGCTAATGGTAAAGAGATCCTTCCCCGAGCCATTGTCTACAATGTTGTCATCTATAGTAAGGCTAAAGGGTTCCCTATGGTTACCCACCACGAGCATTTCCTGAGCCGATACCAAGGCCACCACATACTTGCGCTTTTTGTGCATGGAGATTAGCTTTAGCCGCACCTCCTTGCTCAGCTCGTATATGGGAAAGGTAACCTTCATATCAAAGTAGTCATTATGATTCTGTTCCTTAAGGCTTATCTTACGGCTGTAGCCGCTGGGGTGAGCCACTCGTAGTTTTACAAGGGCAGCATTCGGATCGGGGGTGAGCGCCCTCAGATTCTGGTTAAAGGTAAAGCTCGCCGCGTCAAAGAGCAGCACATGGCGGATCTCCCGCGTGAAATCCTCCCCAATATTACACAATTCGTAACTCATTTTTTTTAGATTATAGGCAAAGATAAGCGCCCTTTCCCATTCAGGAAAGGACGCTTTAAGCAGGTAACCGCTTACAATCCATTGTAAGCCTCATAGATATCCGCTAACTCCTCTTTATTCTCTTTCACAATAAAGGATAGATCCAGCATGTAATCAAAAATCTCTTCTAAAAACTCCTGATCATCTAAATCCAAGAGCTTAGCTTTTTTTATCTCTTTTGGGAATCTTGATAGCCTTTTTTGAAAATTCTTTTCTGCGGAGATCTTTTCAGCTACCTCAACGAGCCATTGAGAAAGCTCTTCCCCCAATTGCCTACTTAGTGGATGTGGATTGTCATTCATGATTTTTACCTCCTTCCTATTATTGTTTAGTTATGACATGGATAGAATCAGTAATCCTAATTCCTTAGCGATAGCATGCTCGATACGAGCCCCGCGGCTTTCCTTCCAGTCAGGGAGGAAGAATATACCCTCACACCCCATGAGGAGTTCTATATCTCTGAGCATGTGCTGTTCCCAAGGGCTATCAATGGGCAGCCCATTCTCAAGAGGAGAAACAGGAGTTTGCCCCATCGCAATCAAGTACTGACATGCCTCGTGGAACTTCTCCCGTGTCTGCTCAATATCCGTGTCTGTTATCTTTCCTGATATGTATATTTTCATTACCTATTCACTTTTTACCTCCTATCAACTATAAGTCACTTAGCCACTCTTGCATGTTGTAGTATAATCCTTTCTTCTCAATATCTAATTTATTATAAATATAGTCTTTTTCGGAAGGTCTTAGATAATAAAAAAAGAATTCAATCATTGCTTTTTCTCTCCAGTCTACTATAGATTTCACATGTCTATAATGATACTCCTCTTTAGCATATGCTGTAATAAGGTATTCAAGTCTTTCTGCAGTAACAAAACATTCTAATCCCTCCTTAATTGAGTCTAAGGAGTTTATGTTACGTACCCATGAATGAAAGTACGCAGGTGCTGTCCTCTGACCTCTACCTCTCTGTTCATTAATAATGATTCCTAATATCCGTTTTTTCTTCATTGTTATAAAAATTTTAATCGTTTTGCTATTAATTCTACTATATCCACGGTTACAGCGTTGCCAATTAGCTTGTATCGTTGTGTCTTAGCAATAGGTTTTATAATGCCATTGTAATCGCCATATTGTGTCCAGTTATCTGAAAAACCTTGCAGGCGTTCGCATTCGATCTCCGTCAGGCGGCGCATTCTACTAATGGCATAATTACTATTGTGCCTTGTTAGGGCAGGACTTATTCCTCTTTCATCAAATACTCTGTTTTGTTGAAATGGCTGCCTGCCGTTGGATTCCTTAGACGGATTAAGTTGTATCACTGTCATATCACTATGTAATCCTCCTGAGTGCCCTCCGCCTGTGAGGGTGGCGGCAACCTTTGGGACTATATAAGTATCATAACTCCCCATCTTGGAGTAGCGAGCTGTTATTGTTCGTGCAAGTGAAGATTTGAGATTTCCACCTCTCCAACCTTTTTTCCTTGTCTTTCTGTCAAGTAATTTATCATCTTTTCCGATAGGAAATACTCCTGGGATACTTCTTCCTGCAAGATGTCCGACAAGGTATATCCGCTCTCTATTTTGGGGTAAAAGCCAGCTTGTATTAAGCAATTGCCATTCAAGTCTATAACCCCCAATGTGGGCAAACGCTTGGATAATTGCCCAAAAGTCTGCGCGAGCGTTAGAGGAGAAAGCTCCCTTAACGTTCTCCCAGACAAATACACTTGGTCTGAGCTGAGCAATGAGGGCAATTGCGTGCGCGATAAGGCTACTTTTTGCTCCTTTAAGCCCCTCTCTTCTTCCAGCAAGTGAGAAATCTTGGCAAGGCGAGCCGAAAGTGATAATGTCAATGTCTGTAAAGTCTCCTCCGTGAAGAGTGGTAATGTCTCCGAGGTTTTTTGCATGTGGAAAATTGTATTTATAGTTAGCAATAGCATGTTTATCTATCTCACTAAAATAGTGCTCTGTGAATTGGTAGCCTGCTCTCTGAAAGCCGAGCGCAAAGCCCCCAATCCCGCTGAATAGGTCAATGATTTTCATTCTCTATAATTTTTAATCGTTTGTCACTCTTCACTTATCACTCTTCATTCTTAATCAGTCTCTCCTCTATACTCCCCTTTTTTCTGTTAAAGTCTTTGCGGAGGGTCTCATACATCAGGTCGCTTTCCTCTATGTCGTACATCTCCAAGCGCTTTAGGATCGTATCTTTGTAAGGTATCTGAAACTGATGATAGTTCACCACTGCTTGTGTGTACAGTTCTCTCCGGAAGTGTTGGTCTATATACTTGAGCACTAAGCCTATTTTCTCCTGAGAGAGAATGCACCCCTTCTTCTCATACTGAGAAGCATTCACCGCGATCCTATAAGCATGTAACTCTCCACTACGGGGGTGATACTTATACTCTGAGGCCATACTCTTGCGCTCCAAGATATGCAAGAGATACAAGCCTACATCATTATCACCCTTGAGCTGATACGGTTCTCCATACATCTTGCGCATGTATTTCAATAGATACTTTGGTAGTAATAGTTTTATTTCCATATCTTTTATTTATCATTGGTTACTCTTCATCTGTTAGTGGTAGCTCTTCGCTCTTCCCCTTTATCCTTACATTCTTAATGGGGCGTTCTTCCTCATCATACCCTGTTACCGAATCCTCGTAGCTGTATTCTATACGGGTAGCATGTTTCTCTACATAGTCCTGTATATCCTCCAATCGTGGAGGAAATATATCAAAGACACTTTTTACCAATTGCTCTAATCCTACAGGATTCCTTGGAGAATCCACATGACAGCCTATAAGGGAACCTTCGCGGTACAAGCCCACCACATAGGTGTAGCTTTTCTTCAGATATGCCCATATAGGCAATAGATCTCGCATACTGTCGAATACATGATACTTTATCATCGCTTTAGTTTTTAAAAAATGGTATTTTCATTCTCTGTGGGAGCCGCAGGGGCAAAAGGGGAAGCTGTACGAAGGGACTGCACCTCTATCTCTGCTAATAGCTCCTCACGAATACGCAATTTGCCAATGTCTATCTTCATAGCACTGGTAGGGCTGTTGATGTTGGTGTTAATACGGATACTCTTCTCCTCACCCATATAGCTGCTATCCTCCCTGAGCTGTCGGCGCATCTCACTTTTGCCAGGTGCCTGCTCTCGGTACTGGACAAACCATTGGCGCTGTACGATACTATATACAGTACTGAAGTTAAAGTATATACTCCCGCCCTCAGCCCGTAGGTTCGTATCCACTTGCAGGCGCTCCCCTTGTGTCAGGCGCATGCACACCATAAAGCAATCCCAAAACCGCTGATATACCGAATCGCTCTCTATCTTACGCCTTTGGTTCTCTATCAGGGAATCAAAGTGCCGCTCCATATCCTCCTGCCAAAAGGGAAAAATCCCCTCCCGCTCAAATATCCCATACACGGCGTACAATACCGCAAGGTTATCTATCATTCGCACAGGCACCCCCTTGATCGCCTCCCGCTCACTTAGCAGCCGCTTTTTTTCTCGATACACTTCTAAGAAAAGCTCTTGGAATACAGCCCGCTTATGCAGCAGCCAGTCCGAGATCCCCGACACCCCACGCCTGCACATATCCTTGAGCTTGTTATAGGAAGCCTTCGCTTCGTCGCTAAACTCTTGTGTCTTCATTTCCTCCCAGATAAGGCGGGTAATAAGCGCCTCTGCATCGGGGCTGTCATTCCCAGTAAGCAGCGTGGAGGAGATAATCGGCACTTCATCCACCGCAACCTTGCTCTCTATACTCCCGCGCTTGTATCCGCGCCTATCCCACAAACCTTTGATGATCCCATCCACTTGCGGATTGCCCCTCTTGTACTCCGAAAGCTGCGAGATCCCATTGCTGAACTGGGCAAACTCTCGGATCTGTGCCTTTATCGTCGAGGCCGACCCCTCCAGCTGTATGGCCGTCTGTGGCTGACCAACAAAGGATTGTATTGCCTCGCAAATATTATCCTTACCCGTTGAGGCAGGGCCAAAGTAAAAGAGGATAGGAAAGAACCCCGTACAACTCACCACGATATCCTGAAACAGCGAACCAATCCCAAAGAGAATCCCCGTAATGGCATGCCCCCTATGTACCTTGTACAACTGCTTGAGGTATTGGGGCAAACTCACCTCCGTGGGAATGCTCCTAAACTTCTTCTGCGCCCCATACTTGTACATGTTTTTTTCAAAGTTCTTGTTAGCCGAAGGAATGTAGTAGCTGTCATGCTGATACTTAAAAAGCCCCTCCGAGTTGATCGCCTCTTCCCGCAATCCTGGGATAACGATTTTGTTATTCCACACCCAAAAGCCCTCTGCTTGCCAGCCTAATACGTCTATCTTGCGCCCCGTACCCATACGGTCAAAGAGGTACCGCAACAAGCGCTCATGCTGCGCTGCCGAGCCCGAGAAGGAGAAGTTACCATACGAGGTCACCACATTCTTGAACGAGTTAAGGGTATTGATTTTCTCCGAGAGCACGTCAAATATCTTCTCCACCCCATGCACATTACAGATACGGATCAGCTTCATTGGGTACTGCTCGTCCTGCATGTGCTGTATGATTTCTATGGAGAAGTTGGATATATCATAAAAGGCATTCCCCTTATCCGTACTACAATAGATACGATTCGCATGCTGAAATACCCCATATTCTATAATTTCCCGCCTGTACGCACTCGGATCCTCCACCTCTTTCGGAAACTGGTAGTTCTCCAAGGGGTCTTCCGTACCATATTGCGGAAAGTCTATGACTATCTCAGGAGTCTTGTAGTATTTTTTCTCCTCCTTGGGCTTCTCTATGGCTACCTTAATCCCAAAGCGTGCTTTTACCTGCTCCATATAGGCATCACGGGTCACCACATCGGGGATTTTTCCGATAAGCTCCATGGCAAGGTCACTAAGCCGCTTCTTATCCTCAGGCATAAGGATTACCTTTTTCCCTTTGGTTTCAGCACGGCCAAGGGCTTCCTCATACGCCCCTTGCAAATAGTGCAGCACCGCATCGCACCTTGCCGACTCTATCAGCGCCACAGCACCCTCCCGCTGACCTATGCTGTCGGGATCCTCCTTACTTTTGGAGGGAAACACCACCCGCTCTACAAACAAGCCCGCTTCCAGCGCCAGCCCCATGTCTCTGTAGGCAGCTGTTGCCCCTGCATTGTCACTGTCGCGGAATATGATGAGTTTCTTGCAGAGCTTCTTGATCTGATCAAGGTGCTGTGCGCTGAGCGCTGTCCCCAGCGTGGCCACACAGTTACGCAACCCTATCTGATGCATCCGCATCACATCCGTATATCCCTCTACCAAATACACCTCCCCGCGCTGTGCCATGCTATTACGAGCCAAGTGGAAGCCGTACAAAAGCTCCGACTTGTGGAACACCTCACTCTCTGGGCTGTTCAAGTACTTAGGCGCGCCCTCTTTCGCTTCCGAGGGCATCACACGCCCACCAAAACCCACACAATGCCCATGCTTGTCCGATATAGGGAAGATGATACGCCCCTTAAAGAAATCGTAATACCCCCCGTTTTGATACGCTTTGAGCACCCCAAGGGCTACCCCCTCACTCACCTGCCCGCGTTCCTTCAAGACTTCATACATCCCCGCCAAGGCGTACCCAATCTCAAAGTCCGACAAAATCTCCTGCGAAAACCCCCGTTCCTGCATATACTTATGAGCGAGGGACAACTTTGGCAAATTTTCTTTATAATTTTCTTTGACAAAGGCAATAATTTCCCCAAGGCTTTTTTTCTCTTGGCGTTTGGCCTTCTGTGCTTCTGTCTCCTTTTCGTACTCTATAGGAATATTGAGCACCTCACAAGAGAGCTTCACCGCTTCGGGGAAGTCCATACCCTTATAGGCTTGGATAAACTCTATAACAGACTTTCCCCCTTTTCCGCTGGCAAAATCTTTCCATATCCCCTTCACGTTGGACACCACAAAGCTCGGCGTACGTTCATTGGTAAACGGAGACAGCCCTTTAGCGGTGCCATTGGATAGAATCTTATAGGAAGGTTCGTGATATATACGGCCTATGGCTTCACACAAGTCACATTCGTATATCTTATCTATGATTTCATTTTTAATATAGGGCATTACTTAAAATTTTAGAGAATAGGGGAATAAATAGGTTTTGATTAGTCACTCTTCACTTAATTAGGGAAACATCCTCTCTTCCATTTCCTTACGGATTTGCTCCATATCAGCAGGGTAGCTGATACAGATCACGCCCTGCTTGCCTAAAAAATCCATCCGCCAATCCGCCACGGGGATAATCTCCCGCAGCTGGCCAATTTTTTTGAAGTCCGCAAAGGCAACAATATACTGCACCTCCCCCTCGTATATACGGAGGATCACTCCCTGCACGCCAAAAAGCGCCTCTATTTCCTGCTTGACAATGGTATATGCTTTCATCATAATTCTATCGCTTGTAATTCTTTTATGATATCCTCTACTGCCCAAGTAAAGTGTTTTTTCTCACATTCCGTAAAGGAGATATCCTTAAAAAAGGAGTCACTATACCACACCTCGAAGTCCGAATAAAAGCTCATAGGATTATCCATTAGCTTTTCCACCACCATAGCCCTAATATTATTACCTTCTCTAAGGGTGATATACCACCAGCGCTGTCTTAAGACATCTCCATTGGTTCTAAGTTCCAATGTGGAGTAATATTTTCCTTGTTCTAAATCTTTTGCTTTCATTTTTTTATTATTTTATGAATGGTATATGCTTTCATCATTTTTCTAT